AAGGAGAAAATAAAATGAAAAATATTAAGAAATTTAACTACAAGAAATTAATCGAAACAACTAAAACAATCGTAATTTATACTGCCGTGGTTGCAGGTTTAGCCTTCTACTTTGGAATGAAGCAAGGTGAAGCTAACACTAAAATAAATCACGATAAGTTAGTTGAGACAATTCGAAATTTAAACCAAAACAAGTAAGTCCAAAGGTATCGAATTCGATAGGTTTAAATATGGCGAATTCGCCACAATTAAAACCAACTCTCGAAGCTGCGATCAAGCAACCAAGCCCAATTCGAACTGTGGAGGTTCGAGTTCAGCCCTCGCCCCAAATTGCGAGTTCACCGGTTGCTGGTCGGTGCGAAGAGTTTCGAGAGATAGTTGAAAAATACCCGTGGAACTCAAAAATTATGCTGGCAATCGCCCGAGCAGAAAGCAACTGTAATCCAAGGTCGGATAACTCCGGATTAAACACTGATGGAACTTACGATTATGGATTATTCCAAATTAATAGCGTTCATGGCCACAGCCGAAGCATTTTAGCAAATCCGGCTAAGAATACCGAGATTGCTTTCAAAATTTGGCAAAGTCAAGGTTACCGAGCATGGTCAGCATATAATAACGGATCTTACTTGAAATTTATGAACTAACCAACAACTAAGGAGATGATATGAAAAAATTGATCAACGGAAGAACTGAAGAAGAGATTTTAAACGACTTCTATGCGCTTGTCGCTGAAAATGAATGGTTTAGCTGGGTCGATGACCCCGAAGTAAACGGTTATCATACGCAGCTTAATGTAGATGAAATATTAACAGACGATTTTGAAGAATTCGCTCAAGGTTATTACAACCTTGAGTCTGAAGCTGAACAATATGAAAATACTCAAGATATGTATAGGAGCGCAGGATTATAGCTATGAATGGTTTAGTTAAATATGTAAATAATGAAGTTAGAATTGAAGAGATAAAAGATTCAGCTCGATTGAAAACTGTTTTAAACAGTCCCGTAAACACTAAGTGGCTTAAGAATCACCCTACTGCAAAAAATGTTAAGTATCTTCCAATCGATAAGATTGAAATGTTGCTTGATATGATTTTCCAGGAATGGCGAATTGAAATTTTAAGCATTTCACAACTCGCACAGAGCGTTTGTGTAACGGTTCGGGTTCATTATAGAAGCCCAATCACTGGCGAGTGGAGCTTTCATGATGGAGTCGGCGCAAGTCCACTTCAAACTAACGCTGGAAAATCTGCTGCAGACCTTGCGAATATCAAGAATAACGCGGTTCAATTGGCCGCCCCTGCTGCTAAATCTTATGCAATTAAAGATGCAGTCGAACATCTTGGTAAAATGTTTGGTCGAGACCTTAATCGAAGTGATACGGTTGGCTATAAATTTTTATACAAAGATGAGCAGGAACAACAAAAAGAAGTTAAAGATAATTCGCAAGAACTCATCGCTAAACTCAAAGCTTCAAAAAACCTCAAAGAGCTTCAAGATAATTTTGTCAAAGGAGTTAATAAATTCAAAGGTAATAATGAAGTGATCGCAGAATTAATCCAAATTAAAGATGAAATGAAAGGTCAATTAAAATAATGAAAATCTTAAACCTTGAACAACGCTCAGATGAGTGGTTGCATTTTCGGGAAGGTAAAATCTCCGGAAGTAAAGCCAAAGAATTTGGCACACCGCGCACTGTTTTAAAATCTGAATGGTTAGAGCTTGCGGAAAAGTTAAAAGTTGAAATTCCTTTGAATCAAAAAGGTCAACCGAAAAACTTAACGATTCAAGAACTTAAAGACTTGATCGGCGAAGCTGAAGTTGAGAAAAAAGAGTGTGAAGTTGAACTTGGCGATGCAATTTATAAACTCATCGCTGAACGAATTGCAAAGCCAATTAATGAAAATGATTATGTAGATCGCTTGAATGGTCGCAAATATTCCGCCGCTCTTCGTGGCGAGATTCTCGAAGAAGAAGCGCGTGAGAAAGTTGCGCAAAAGCTCAACAAAGAAATTATCGAAGGTCGCGTTTGGCAATCGGACATTAACGAAAATATCATTTGTTCCCCAGATGGCGAGATTGTAAATAAAAACGGTGAGATCACCGAAGCGGTTGAAATCAAATGTTTAGACAATTGGAAGCAAGTGCGAGCATTTTACGAACAACAACCACCTAGCGAATACAAACAGCAGATTATTCAATACTTTGCAGTGAACGAGAAACTTGAAAAACTCTACTTTGCAATGTATTCAGATTCTTTCGCCCTTGCCCCACAACTTGAACTCTTAATCTTCGAGCTTAACCGCAAAGATTTCGAGAAAGAAATTCAGCGAGCAATTTATTTTGAACAATCTGCACTTGCATTAGTCGAGCAAGAAGTAGAAAAACTATTATTTTAAGAAAGGATTTTATGACTCAGGAAGAACTCAAAAATATCACCATTACACCAGAAGAAACCAAAGAAAGCGGCTATTTCGAATTTGGCGTGCATGAAGTAAAAATCACTAAAACTAAGATTGATAAGCATGAAGACAAGCCTTATGCAGAAATCTTTGTTGAAAACGATTCTGCAGAAGACCGCGCAAGGCTTTGGTTGCACACTCCCGACACTCGACGAATCTCAATTGACACTGTGCGAAGAATTTTAGTTCACAACCAAGAAGATGAAAGCGTTAAGCAGAAAATTCGTGAAAAGATTCAGCAAATTAAAAACTTGGCAGATTTTGCAGTTTTACTCGAAAAAACAGTTGGCTGCACTGCTTGGTTCAAGGTTAGCGAAGATGAAGACCGAACTTACAAAAAAGACGGCAAGGTTAAAAAATCAATCAACCGCCGGATTTACGGTTATAAACCAAAATCTGACAATCTAAAGACTCAAGCCGAAACTAAATCTGAAACTCAAGAACCCGAAACACCTGAAAACTTTGATGAACCAGTTGATTTAAGTGATATTCCATTTTAAGGAGTTGAGATGATCAAAAAAGAAGAAATTTTACACCTTAAAATTTGCGATTATCTGCGTAAAAACTATCCCGACGTGTTATTTCGAACCGATTTCTCAAGTGGTATGAAGATGACACCGGGTCAAGCCGCCAAGCACAAGAAATTTCAAAAATCACGAGCTTGGCCGGATCTGTTTATTGCAGAAAGTAATAACTTCGCGAGCGGTCTATTTCTCGAAATTAAAGCTGAAGATGTTGTTGTCTTTAATAGAAATGGCAAAATTAGAAAGAATAAGCACTTAATTGAACAAGATAAAATGCTCAAAGAACTAAGAAAAAAAGGTTATCGCGCAAGATTCGCGATTGGATATAATCAAGCAATTTTTGAAATTCAGCAGTATCTCGGCGAACCAAAGCATAAGAAAGTCGAATTTTAACAACCAAAAATGAAAGGATAAATTATGAATCAACCTGATATTCAGCATTTAATTATGCAAGACCTAAAATTTAAAATGTCGACTTGGCGAATAGTCGCGATCGTCGCCTTAATACTATTTTCAGGCACGGTTGGATTATTTATCAGCTCAGATGTTGAGCTCCAAAACGCCAAAGCTAAACTGAACGCTACGGTTGATTGCCGAAAGTAAATTAAAATCATAATTTCAGCCTTACAAGGGGCTAATGCCCTGAAGTGTTCTAAAATATCTTGTGCAAGGGAGGATTAAACTCTTTAATCGTCCCTTGTAGGGCTGAAGTCAAGACCATATTGCTGACATCAGCAAAATGGTTTTAAGGAGAAAGAATAGAAGAAATGAACAGTTTCACTGTCAAATGGATAGATGAAAAAGGCGTTGAACGATCTAAAAATTATAAAACCTTGAACGATGCAACCTACGCTCGTAACTGGTTACTCAAAAACGGCGCCAAACAAGTCGAAATATTTATCAATAAATAAAGGAGATGATATGAAAATTGAAATTCAAATTAAAAATAGCCAAGCTCAAATTCCTGTAACGGTGATCCCTGCTGAATGAAAGCGTTATATCGAGGTGTAGCTTGCACTGAACTATTCAACAAGAAAATCGAAGTTCCGGAACACAAATCTCGAGCTTTCGAAAAGACACCTGAAGAGATTAAAAAAGCTTTAAAGATTGAGAAAGATCGAAAAAAGTACTCAGCTAAACAAACTAAGAAAACGAGGAAAGGAACGGCCGTTGCTTAATTCGTCGCCCTGCCATACGGCGTAAAACTGGGTCTGAAATATTAAAATATTTCTGTAATAAATTTATAAATAATAAACACTATTTCCACGGCGAAAGCAATTTCGCCCCTCGAACCTGGACATAACTGAAATTAAATAATAATGTGGTAGTTATAATAATAGTTTTGGCGTGGTTTTGTCATACACGCAAGGTTGTGTTCAGATTTGAGGGATAGGTAGAAACAAGCACTTTTAACACGATCATAAGCAATTTTCGAGTGTTTCTGCTTTACCTCAACTATATAAGGAGTAATAATGAAAAGATATAAATTATTAAAGAATTTACCATTTGCGAAAGCTGGAACTATATTTAGGAGAATAAGTTTTAAGAGTAAAGATGGTCTAAGTGATTATGATTATTTAGAAACTAATATATTATTAGATGGCAACCAAGATGAAACAGTATTTAGTATTAAAAGAAATTATTTCATAAATAACTTTGATGAATGGTTCGAAGAGATTAAAGAACTAGAACAAATTTATTATGTCGATAACCTTGGTGGTTATGTGTCAAAAATAGAGAAAGGCCAACTTGCTATCTTCCCGACGCTTATCGCAAACTTGAAATCAATCGGCAACTATTTCGAAACCGAAGAAGAAGCTAAAAAATATCTGGAATATCTCAAGGCCAAAGCAATTATCAAGCAAGATACGAAAGGATATAAACCTGATTGGAATGACGAAAACGATAGAAAATATTGTGGTTTTTGGGATATTACGAAAAAAGAATTTGAATATATGTGCATTAACACTTTGCAATCCGATAGTATTTATTTCAACATAGCAGATGATATTGTTGAAAGCTTCGAAAAGCACCCAGAAGAGTGGAAGACATATTTGACTTATGACCAATAAACAAATTACTAAAGAAGGAAATGTAAAAAAAATGAAACCACAACCAACTAACAAGGAACTTTTAGAAATAGTGGCAGTCCTTGCAGAGCTATCACTGCAAATCGTGACTGAAAATCGCACATATTGGAGCAATCTTAAGAACCCACCTGAAACGAGGGGAGAAATGCGAGAACGAGCGGATGAATTCACAAAGATAAGTAAAAGAGTAAATTTCCTTTGCGAGAAATCACAAGACCTCGTATTGGAACATAAGGATTTACTGAATTTAGACATACTAGGAGAATAAAAAAGGACTAAAATATGCTAAACAAAGCAGACCCAGATTTCACAATTATTCTCAATGAATATGATGAAAACGGAGAAAAGATAGTTGAACATAGGTTTAAATCAGAGCAAATGTATTGGGAATATTATGAATTACTTCAAGCAATCAAAAGAATGAACCGCCCGAATATTTCGGAAGAAGAACACGAAAAGTGGTTTAAAGAACAATGCGAAGCTTGGTCGAAAATAGAAAATCTTGAAGAAAAGCTCGAAGAATGGTCATAATTTAAAAGGAGTAAAAATAATGAAATACATAGTATTTGACATTGATGGTGTTTTAGCAGATTGCTCACACCGTTTGAAATATATTCAAGGTGAAGATAAGGATTACGATAGTTTTTACTCTTATGATGAAATTTTAAAAGATAAGCCTATTCTCAATTTAGATAAGATATTACTTAACATACAATGTGCGGAGAGTTCTGATATAGATATTAGATTCATCACCGCTAGAAATATTAAAAGCATTACAGCCACTGCAGAATGGTTAGAAAAATATTTTAGTATTATGGTCGAAGAGGGAGATATTCTTATGCGACCTGAGAAAGACTGGCGACCAGCTTATCAAGTTAAGGAAGATTTGATTGAAAAACATATTGGTTTTGAAAATATTCTTTTCGCATTTGATGACGATGACAAAGTTAACGAGATGTATAAGAAACACGGTGTTACTTGTTATAAACCGAATATAACGAATGTCGTATAAATGTCGTATAAAAAAGGAGATAAGAAATGACGATTGATAAAAATATTGATGAGAATAATGAACTCATCAAGAAACAAAATAAATATCTGCTCGCCCTTCATAAAGAAAAAACATTTGAGAAATTCTATAGTTCTCTTGAAGAAAAAGACCCTTATGAGGCAGAAAGGAATGTTCCCTTGTGTGATACCTACAATTTCGATAGTTATAATGGTGTAGCTTTAAGACACCAATCTGAACTCATAGCAGATATTGCAGATAAAATGAAAGAGCTAAAATATTTTACCAATAGAACTAAAAGACAGTATGAATATTTTAAAAGCCTTAAAGAAACCTCAGATAATCTAAATCCAAAAATCTTAAAGTTTATAGAAGATTATGAAGAGTTTTATTTTTGGGAAAAGAAAGAGGTGGGATAACTAGCTAAAGCTGTAATATGATATAATGTAAGTATGGAAGAAAATAATATTAGCACAGTGTCAAAACAGATGTTGTTTGCTATGTATCAAAAAGAATTATATCAACCTGCAAAATTATTTTACGCTTTAAAAATAGATTCTAAAATAGTAAGCGATCCTAAAAATGAAAATAAAGACTTAATAGACGATATGTTAAGGATAGCAGGCGGTAATTCATTGCGTGTGCTTCAAAGTGTAAATTATTTATTGGAGTCTGGATATCTTACTGCTGGAGATGTAAAGGCGTCACCATTTGGTGATTATGCTATGTTTTGTGGTTTGAGGATGTCATCTAAAGGGGTTGACTTTGTGGAGGATGTTGCTAGTGGAGATAAGGAGAAGATGAAGCAAGTTGGACTGGTCGTGAATGGTGACATGAATTTTTCACTTGAACTTGATTCTATAGTTAAGGCAGAAGCTTCAGATCTTCTTGGAATTAAGAAAATAGCAGAATTTTTTACGAATAAAAATAATTAGTCAATCTAATAGATATATGCTATAATATACATAAAGGGAATAATGGGCAATCTATCAGTTCGAAATAACCAAGTTGGACGTGCCGTGTATTTAGAGTGGCGTGTCAAAAGGTTCGAACTGCACATTTAAAGCTACTCCTTGCTTCCATTGGCAAGAAATAACTTATGCGTTCAGCTTGGTTTTATGATATAATTAATGTAGATAACACGGATTCCGATTTTTGCGGAGTCTTTTTTTATTGGAGGAAATATGGCTAAAAAAAGCGAGAAGAAAAAAGTTGGAAGACCTACGAAATATGATCGAAAATATTGTGGGGAGCTTATAGAGTTTTTTAGCGTAGATGCGACAAGAGTGGTTGAAGATATGCGTAAGCTTAGTGCTGATGGCGGTAGCGCGAGTATCATAAAAAGGCGAGTTTCTAATGAAATGCCGACTTTTGCGAAATTTGCAAGAAAAATAGGGGTTAATCAGGATACTTTGCATGAATGGAAGAAAAAACACAAAGAATTTTCCGAATCCTACAAGCAGGCGAAAGAATTGCAAGAAGAGTTTTTGATTAATATTGGTTTGAGTGGAGTGACGAGCGCAAGTTTTGTAATTTTTGCGATGAAGAATATTTGCGGTTGGCGCGATGAAAAGGATTTGAAGATTAAGGCACAAAAAGAAAAGGATTTAAGCGATGCCGAACTTGACGACGCAATCTTTAACTAATAAAGAGCTAACAAGAGCGGATATTTTGCGAGTTTGTGAGAAATATCGCCATGATAAGCCTTTTTTACGTAAAGTTTTAAGGGGAATTTTTAAGCGACCGGAAAATATTCACTTATTCGGTTGGTTTATTTCAAAAGAATATATTGAATTAGAAACACCAGACTTTCATAAGCAGATTTTGCGAGAAATTAGTGGTGAAAACTCAAGAGTAGCGATTTGTGCACCTCGTGGTCATGCTAAGTCGACAATTGTTAACTTTACTTATGCACTTTGGGCAACAGTTCAAAAAAAGGTGCGATTTGGCTTAATTATCAGTGACACCGTGACTCAGAGCGTGGAGTTTGTGAATGCGCTGCGTGATGAGATTGATAGTAATGTCCGTTTAAAGTGGCTTTATGGTGATTTAACTGGTGAACTGTGGCGAGATGGCGACATTAAAACGGCGAGTGGTGTGCGGTGGACTGCCAAAGGTGCTGGAATGAAAATTCGTGGTATTCGAGATGGCTCAGCTCGCCCTGATTTGATTATTTTTGACGATTTGGAAAATGACGAACAAGTTGCAACGGCTTATCAACGAAAAAAGCTCAAGGATTGGTTTCGAAAAGCGGCAATGCCAGCGTTGAGCCGAAAAGGGCGAATTATTATGATTGGAACAATTTTGCATTATGATTCACTTTTGCAGAATATCTTAGATGGCAAGGAAGGCTTTAGGAGCTGGCGAACGATGTTATTTTCAGCAATTATGAAAGATGAGAAAGGTAGAGAGTTTGCTTTGTGGTCGGAGCATATGAATTTGGAAGAGTTGAAAGCTTTGCGAGATGATCCGAACCACCCGAAATATGTGGGCTCGATTGTTTTTGCTCAAGAGTATCAAAATAAACCACTCAGTGAAGATGACTTGATTGTGAAACCTGAAAATATTAAGTGGATTGACGAACTACCCGAGAATACGGTAATTCGAAGAACGGTTTTGGCGATCGACCCAGCTGTTTC